TCAAGGGTACTGACTTACAACGAGCTAGTTAGCTACCCTAGTCAATGTGCCAAAGCTAACTCACAACTTCGTGAGCTTAAAGAGATACAGCGAATTAAAAACTTTGACCAAGATCCTGATAAGTTAAATCCGGCAGACCGTGCTTACAACAGTCGCTTAAAAGCAAGTATTTGGTGGTATGCCTACAGGTGTGAACAATCATGAAACATATTATTTTAATTCTGACGCTGACCTTTTTAATCATAAGCCCTGTATATTCAGACGAATGTAAAGTTCGATCAGCTAGCCAACTGACTAACGAAAGAGAAGTGGGGCCAATTACTGATCTAGTAAAAGTTAAGACGTACGGTAAATGCGTAGTTACATTTAACATTACAGTTAACGGTGTAACGCATCGTTTACAAGAAACTGAAACGGGCATGGAACAAGAAGAAAGTTTGTGTTACTATGCTCGAGAACGTGCCCGTAAGAATTTGCTTTTAGATTTGGGTGGGAAGTTTAGTACCGAAGCTGTTACTATATGTAAAGAGGGTACTACTACAATCCAAAAGATCAAGAAGGGTGATCACATTTTGGAAACTGAAGTTGGTAAATCCAAAATAGACAAATACTTTACACACAACAATGCTCGATGCCGTATGTTTACAGAACGGAATGACTTTAAAGGAACGCTAGCTGTATACCACGGAGTGATTTGCCAAATTGATAATAGTAACACAAATTGGCTAGTTGTAGACAAATGGTAAGATTGAGTATTGACAACTACTAACCAATCAAGTATACTATACACATATTAACACACAGAGAGGCTTTTATGAAGGCATTTATTTTAGGCACAGTTTTTGGACTAGTCCTAGCAACTGTTGGATTTTCTGGCATTGCTCGAATTATGGACAAAGGCGTGGACACAGTTAAAACACACAGTCAGGAGATGGCAAAATGAAAACTTTTTCAGTATTACTTGTTGTAATGGCACTTGCCGCTTGTAGCACCGTAGCCGGTGTTGGGCAAGATATTAAATCGTCCGCAGATTGGACAAAAGATAAAATGAGTGGAAAATAAAATGAAAAAGACTTTATTGTTGTTACCTGTTGTTGCTTTACTTGCCGCATGTGGTACTAGTGACCCATATCAGAAACGTGCTAATAACGAACGTGAACATAGAGAACGTATGGTTGAACGTGCGATTGATAAGGCGCCTAAATGGATGACTCAAAGTCCAGTTAGTAACTCAGCTGTTTATGCGGCTGGTACTAGTGCTAGTGGTGATTACTCAATGGCATTTATCAAAGCCAAAGCCGACGCATACGGAAAGATCTGTATGGCCGCCGGTGGCACTGTTAGTCAACGTACAAAGATCTACAAAGCAGACACCGCAGATGCTAGCTCAGAGTTAAGCGAAATGGTCTTGCGTACAAGTTGTAAGGAAGTTGATTTAACTGGTGTTGAAGTACAAGAAAAGAAAATTGTTTCTCAGGGTACTCAATTCCGTGCATACGTGCTAGTAGTACTGCCAACTGGCGATGCTAACATATTAAAGAAAGCTAAAGAATCTGCTCGTCTACAAGAACAAGTAGCTCGACGTGCTCCGGAAGCATTTAAAGAATTGGACTGATTATGATTAAAGAATTTATGAATATTGTAGAATCAGCAATGATCGCTGAAAATGCTGTACAGCGATTTGCCAGTGCGGCACATGAAGAATGGCGTCAAAACTTTGACCCGACTGGAACTAAACCACGTATTAAGAAAAACGGGGATGGCACAGAAGGGGACATTAACGTACCATTTGATAAACTACACCCGGATTGGCAAAAGGAAAATCTTGCTGCCGGCCAGGCTGCAGAACACGCTGTAAAGAAATTCCCCAATGATATTGAAAAGGCTTCTGAATACATTCATATTAAATGGATGGAACGTAATCCCAAGGCTGACTACAATGCAGCGCAACACGTACCGTATGACGAGTTGCCCGAAGATGAAAAAGAAAAAGATCGTGTACATGCTCGTACAATGATGAATCTATTAGGATCAAAATGATTCTCCAACTGTTAGTTTTTGCTATCTTTGCGTATCTTATTCACTTTAGTATTACTACTATTAGACAATTTGATGGTAAAGAGCGTTGGGCATTGACAAAGTCCATAACGTATAGTATACTTGTCGCATTACTAGCTGTTCTAGTAATGACTATAATTGTTATTTTATTTTAAGGTATCACATGAAACGTATTTTGACTCTCTCCGTTCTTGCCGCGGCTGTGTTGGCAACAGGTTGTACACGTATTGAAACTGGTGAGGTTGGTCTCCGTGTTGGTTTTGACAAACAGGTTAGTACCGGTGAATTGCTTCCTGGATCTTTTAATCAAGTTATCATCGGTAGTGTTATGACATTCCCAATCAAAGAAGTTGCCGTCAAAGTTGACGACATTACTCCGCAGGCTAAAGATAATTCAACAATGAAAGACTTTGACTTGACTGTTATCTATAACATCAATCAAGCTCAAGTTGCTGAGATCTACAATAGCAAGAACAAAAGTTTCCACGCTGTTCATAACGGCGATACCTATTTGATGTATAACTACATCTTCAATGCCGCACGTAACGCAACCTACAAGGCCGCTCGCAAGTACGAAGCATTGGACATGGGCGATAACCGCACAGCAATGGAACAAGAGATCCGTGAAACTGTGGTTAAGACCTTGGCTGATGAAAAGTTGGACGGTACTATCTCTATTACACAAGTATTAATTCGTAGCATTATTCCAGCAGACTCTGTTGTGCTAAGTGCTAACGAATTGGTCAAAGCCAAGAATGAATATAAGACAGAAGAAGTCAAAGTGGCTACGGCACGTAAGCGTAATGAAAGTATGCAGGCCAACCCAATGGCTATTCCATTGCTGATGGCCGAAGCACAAGCAGAAGCCATGCGTAAGTTGCCAGATGCTATTGCCAACTTTAAAGGTCAAACACTAGTTATCAACGGCGTTGTAACACCCACTGTACAAACTAACGGAAAATAAAATGGAAGATCAACGCTGTTGCGGCAACGGTTCTTGTATCATTAATCTTGATGGCGAGTGTTGGTGCGGTCAGCGTTGGGATGGTGAAAAGATGTGCTTCCCAAAATTAGAAGAAACTGAAAATAAAGAAAAGGAAAAAGATGCCTAATTTAGTACCAATGGTTATTGAGCAAGAAGCTCGCGGAGAACGCAGTTATGACATTTACAGTCGTCTGCTTAAAGATCGTATTGTTATGCTCGATACAGATGTTAACGAACATTCTGCTAGTTTACTTGTGGCTCAGTTGCTCTTTTTAGAGAGTCAGGGCAACGAAGACATTACCATGTTCATTAATAGTCCTGGTGGAATGGTCACCGCTGGTATGGCTATTTACGATACTATGCAATTCATTAAGCCTGACGTTAGCACCGTTGTTATGGGTCAAGCCTGTAGTATGGGAAGTTTGCTAGCTACTGCTGGTGCGTCTGGTAAGCGTAAAATGCTACCAAGCGCCCGACACATGATTCACCAACCAAGTGGCGGTGCTGGTGGGCAAGCTACTGACATGGAAATCCAAGTTGAAGAGATTCTTAAAATGAAAAAGAATCTAACTCAAATCTACGTTAACCATAATTCAAAGGGTAAAACTTTTGAAGACTTTAAAAACGATATGGAACGTGATAAATTTATGAGTGCGCAAGAGGCCCTAGAATACGGTTTGATTGACGAAATCATAACAAAACGCCCGTAAAGTGCGTACATAATGGTACACCCTAGTATAATATAAATATACTTACTAGGAGTGTGCTATGGCCCGTCAAGCCTTTAATTGGTCCGCGTTGGATCGAAATATATTGTACTCGATGATTTACGAACTCAAATCTGAGATTGTAGATAGACGCTTACCTATAGGTGAAATTACCAGCATTATAAGTAAGCATGTTAAATCACACCTTCCAATCAAAGTTCGAAGTCACAGACACAAGCCCGTCAAACCTGGCGAAGTTTGGATCGGTGGGGCATATTATAGTGACGATGATAAGCAAGGCAAGAAACGATTTATCGAAGTTGAACTAGCATTTCCAACTACTGCTGACAGCATGAAAACTAGTTTGTATCGTTGGGAACGTATGTGTCATTTATTTGCTGATACAGTACTTCATGAAATAATCCATACTCGTCAATATCGGGCTAGAAATTTCAAAGATATTCCTGGATACGAAAGTACTGCCTACTATGCTAAAGATCGTGCTTGGCAAGAATACTACGGTCACCGAGACGAAATGGGCGCACACTCATTTAATATTGCCCAGGATATGATTGACAAGTTTGATTTTGATCCAAAGGCTATCAGAGAATATTTGGATAGTCCTGTACCAAAAAGAGTCCGCCCAAACGGTTGGGGACGTTTTATGAAGTCTTTTGAGTATGATCATACCCATCCAAAAGTAGTCCAAATGAAGCGTAAAATAATGACTCAGCTAGAAAATGCTTACTACGGCAAGCCATTTAAGACAACAAATCACTTGACTTATTGATAATTAGACAGTATAATAGTTACTTAAACAGTTAACTAAAGGTCTAATATAATGAGCGATCCTTGCTACACCGTCATTTCTTCACTCGAAGATCATCCTAGTCGTTTGAATAAAGAAGCTATTGTGTTGGCGCAGGCTGAAGCTGGTAATAACGAATTCTTTGAAGGTTGTCGCCTAGCTTTGGACCCAATGATTACTTTTGGTATTAAACAAGTTCCGGAGAAAAAAGATGAAGATGGCGCTGGGCTACCTTGGGATAGTTTTACTCTCGCTCTTACTGGCTTTGTTACACGTCAAGTTACCGGTAATACAGCACGTGATGTAATTCAAGCTATGATGAAGTCTGCTACTAAAGCAGAGTGGAATGGTTGGTATCGACGTATCCTTATCAAGGATTTGCGTTGCGGTACTAGTGAAAAAACAATTAACAAAGTAGTAGAAAAGAAATATGCTAGTTACGCTATTCCTGTATTCAGTTGTCAGCTTGCTCATGATAGTGCTAATCATGAGTCGAAGGTATCAGGCAAAAAACTCATCGAAGTTAAACTCGACGGAGTTAGAGTCATTACTATTGTACGTAGTGATGGTCGGGTGGATATGTTCAGTCGCAATGGTAAAGAACTTGTTAATTTTCCGCACATTGTAGAACAGATTAGTGCAGTGGTTAAAGCAAAATCTACAAGCAAAGATATGGATTTAGTGTTAGACGGCGAGATCATGAGCAGTAGTTTCCAAGACTTAATGACGCAAGTACACCGCAAGAGCGATGTTAAGGCCAACGATGCTATTCTTAATCTATTTGATGTATTACCATTAGAAGACTTTGAAAAAGGTACGTATGATAAAACTCAGCAGGTGCGTAGTACAATGGTTAGTTTTTGGGTTGACCAGAACAAAGACCAGTTGCCAAACGTAACAGCACTAACTAACGAACTAGTTGATTTGGATACCGATGAAGGACAAACACGTTACAAAGAAATTAATGCCAAGGCAGTAGCTGGTGGTTATGAAGGTATTATGATCAAGGATCCCGAAGCTGGATACGAATGTAAACGTAGTGTAGCATGGTTGAAACTTAAACCATTTATTGAAGTATCACTGGAGGTAGTAGATGTTGAAGAAGGAACAGGAAGAAACGTTGGACGGCTTGGAGCGATTGTCTGCCAAGGAGTCGACGATGGCAAAGCTATTCGAGTCAATGTTGGCAGTGGTTTTAGTGATAGTGATCGTGATAGCTACTGGGCTTCACGTGATTCCCTACTTGGTCAGATCGTGGAAGTGCGAGCAGACGCCGTCACCCAAAACCAAGACGGAACATACAGTTTGCGATTTCCAAGGTTCCTACGGTTCCGCGGTTTTGAAGTAGGAGAAAAGATATGACCGAAGTTAGTAGAGTAACTGCTCAAAATGCAGAAATTTATCGACAGACAGAAATTAAAAAATTAGACAAGCGTCACGAAGAACTTAGACTAGAAGAACAGCGTGTGAAGTTAAATATCAAAGCTAATGAAGAAGCAAGAGTTGAAATGAATCGCCGGATGAATCGTCCGGGACAAAATGTAGATAGGATGGCATAATGACAAACCCGTTTAGAGATCAAGAAAAATTTATGAAGGCTTGCGACCAAAGTGTTGGCAAGTTTGATGAAGGACAATTTGCCTTGTATACTAATCTTATTACCGAAGAGCACCAAGAACTTCTAGAGGCAACCCTGGCAGAAGATCAAGTAGAACAACTAGATGCGTTAATCGATATTTTAGTTGTTACTATTGGTGCTATTCATAGTATGGGAGCAGATGCCGAAGGTGCTTGGAAAGAAGTAATGACAACTAATTTTGCTAAAATTGATCACGATACTGGCAGGGTCCGCAAGCGTGAAGATGGCAAGGTACTAAAGCCAGTGGGCTGGAAGGCTCCGGAATTGGCTCAATTTATTAAAGGAGAATAATATGTTTGGAACAAATTATACAGGCGGCGACACTCTAAGTTACCGTAGTGCTAGTGAAATTAATTCGGCAATGGGTCGTGTCTACGGACACATGAGTCTTGCTGTTATTGTATCAATGTTTGTAAGTTATTTTGTGGGCACAAGCCCAGAATTGTTACAATTCTTTTTTACAGGTGTACTAAAATGGATTGTAATCTTTGCTCCGCTGGCGGCAATCTTTGGTGTTGGCTATGTGCTAGGTAATAATCCTAGTAAGGGAGTAGCACAGTTATGTCTACACGGATTCGCGGCATTGATGGGATTGAGCTTTGCTACAATCTTTGCTGTGTTCAATATGGGCAGTATTGTGTCAGCGTTCATGGGTGCGGCAATTCTATTTGGTGTTATGAGTGGATACGGTTATTTTACCAAGAAAGATCTAAGCGGACTTGGTAGTTTGTTGTTTGTTGGACTAATTGCTATTGTCATTGCTAGTATTGTCAATATCTTTATTGGCTCAACAGTAATGCAGATGGTGATCTCAACCTTGGCTATTATTATATTCCTGGGATTGACAGCATACGACACACAACGTATTCGTGAAGAACTTAGCGTAGACACCAGCCCAGCCGCTGAAGTTAGCGGAGCACTGACACTGTATATGGACTTTATAAACTTGTTCTTAAACTTGTTACAACTATTTGGCGATAGAAAATAAGATGGCACATCACACAAACTACTGGTCATGCACACCGTTCGCAGATTGGCTTCGCGGCACTAAGAAATTGAGTGCGGGTACCAGTGAAGAATGGGATGACTGGACCACTGCGGCTCAGATGAAGCACAATTTTCGTTACTGGCTAGCTGAAGAGGCCTTAGGCTATATCCAGGATTTTGTTACTTGGCCTGTTAGAAAGATCTACGATGTTAAGTATTACATCAATAACCGTTGGGTTACTCGTACTCACTCTCTTACCGCCCATGCTCGTGATATTAAGCCTGGCAACTGGTGTGATGTTGGCAATCGGTTCCTGCCATGCCTATTTAATGAGTTGGTTGATTTCGTCGAAGTTGAATCCGCTTGGTCGCACATCGCCTGGGGAGATAAGGAAGCTCGTGCTAAGTATGATCCTCCCTTTTGGGCTAGTGGTTGGTTCCGTTGGCGTACTTGGCGTTGCCCTCAAGCAGGTATCGATCATCTTGACTGGGCAATGACACTGACTAACACTGACTGGTGTGGCCCAGAACATCCAGACTACGGCAAGCCCACTGGACAGGCTCTCCGTGCTAAAGAACTCAAAGAGCTTTATGTGTGGTGGACTGTGACCTATCGTGCTCGTCCTGATCCATATGACGCAAGTGGTTGGACTGCCGCCTGTGAAGCACAACGTGAAGCTAACGGCGGTAAGTTGAGTTTT